CTTTCGACTATGCGCAGATTAATGACTTTGCTTGTTGCGGCTTACTCTTCAAATACAAGGGTAAGCGCTACTGGATAGAACACACCTTTGTGTGCCACTTGGCGCTCAAGATGGAGAATCGGAAGATTAAGTTCCCGGTAGAAGAAATGGCGCAGCAGGGTCTGATCACGATAGTCTACGGCGACATTATCACGCCGGAGCACATTGCGCACTGGTTCATTGAGCAGGCCCGGAAGTACCATATCATCGATATTGTGGCGGACAGATACCGGGCTGAAGTTGTGCGCGATGCGTTTACTAAGGCTGGACTGCCTTTGAGCATTATCCCCAGCGGCCCTATAACACACGCCAAGATAGCGCCCTTGATTACCACGATGTTCGCTGAAGAGGCGATTGTCTTTGGGGATAACCCGACCATGCGCTGGTATGTCAACAACACCTGCGTAGTGTTAGATGCCAAAGGAAACACAACCTACCACAAGATCGAGCCGAGAACTCGCAAGACAGACGGGTTCTTTGCTTTGGTGCATGCTTTGTCGAAAGACAGCGAACTCCAGGAGGCTAACGACGACTTCCTGTCACTCGGCGTTTACACGTACTAGAAGGGAGGGATTGAGGTATGGGCTTTTGGAAGTGGTTTTTTGACCAATTCGAGAAGGACGACAAGCTGGGCCTAAGCGCTGTAGTAGCTAAGCTTGCCACGGAGGTCTACTACAAAGAGTTGGCCGTTCAAGCCTGTGCTAACCTTATTGCTAAAACGATGGCCCGGGCCGAGTTTCGCACCTTCCTCAAGGGTCAAGAGGTCCGGGAAGACATGTACTATCTGCTTAATGTCGAGCCCAATCCCAACCAAAACGCTTCAGATTTTTGGCGAGACGCGGTGTACAGGACTGTCACAAGGAACGAGGCCCTAATTATTATGGCTGACAATTACCTGCATCTGGCCGATTCCTGGAATGTCGTTCCGGGCGTATTCGTTGAGAACCTCTATACTGAAATTAGATTGGGCGAACTGAGAGAACCACTCAAACGGCGGGAAAGTGAAGTGCTGCACCTGCGGATGCACAACGAAAGGGTACAGCAAGTCATTGAGGGCCTTTATAACTCTTACAGCAAGCTCATCGCTGCGGCCCAGAAGCGCTATCGCAGAAATAGCTCCAAGCGAGGGTTCTTGGAGTTGGGGACCAATTACCCACAGACCGAGAAGGCCCAGGCGGACCTTAAAGACTTGCTGGAGAATAGGTTCAAAACCTTTTTCCAGCACGAAGACGATGCTGTTCTTCCTTTGACAGGCGGGGCCAAGTGGCAGGAGCTGGAGGCCACTGGGCCCGCAGCTAGAGGAACAGTTGAAGGGCGAGACATCCGGGAGTTTATCAACGACATCTTCGACTTCACGGCTGTAGCTTTCCAAGTACCGCCGCAGCTACTGAAAGGGAACGTAGCTGACACCCACGAAGTCATGAAGAATTTCCTGACGTTCTGCATCAACCCGCTGGCCGACATGATCAGCGATGAGATTAATCGCAAGATGTACGGCAAGAGGGACTTCAAGAGGCGCAGCTACGTCAAGGTGGATACTACGCACATCCGTGCGGTGGATGTCAAAGACGTTGCTGGTGCTTTGGATATCCTCTTCCGGATTGGTGCTTACACCATCGATGACTGTCTCAAGTATCTGGGCATGGAGCCTCTTGGTGGTGAGGTTGGCCAGCAGAGATTCATCACTAAGAACTACCAGCCCATTGAGACTATTATCGGTGGTGAAGGAGGTGAGCAGAATTGAACCGTTAGCCATAGATAGAATGTTTAACGAAAGGGGTGACTTGATGAAAAGATACTGGCAGTTGGCTACCCAAGATAGAGAGGCGGCTCTTTATATCTACGGAGACATAGTGACTGAGGATTGGAAGTGGCTTGAATCTGACGTGAGTGGTCATGAACTGGTACAGCAGCTGGACCAGTTGGATGTTGACCTAATTAACGTCTACATCAACAGCTACGGCGGATTCATCAGCGAAGCCTGGGCCATCCATAACGCTCTAAAGCGCCATAAGGCCAAAATCAGGACCGTCTGTGAAGGCTTTGCCTGCTCTGCAGCAAGTCTGATTTTTATGGCTGGAGACGAGCGCGTTATGTTGGATACTTCGGCGCTTTGGATTCACAACGTTCAAACCTTCGCCGCTGGTGACTACAAAAAGCTCCAAAGTGAGGCCGAGGGTGCCAAGAAAC